ACCAGTGGGTGAGTTCAAACACCGAATAAAAGAGGTTGAGTTTGGTGATGGCTATAAGCAAGTCGCCGGCGATGGTATTAACACGGAATCTCAATCATGGTCATTTGTTTATACAGGTCATAAATCTGAGGTAATGCCTATTTTTTCCTTTATCCGGTCGCACACAGCAAAATCATTTATCTGGGTTCCACCATTTGGTGATAAAGGTCTATATCGGGTGAAGGCAGATTCCATCACATTAAAGCCAATTGGCGGTAGCTCTATCACTATAACAGCAACGTTTGAACAGGCATTTAGTGCATGAACATAACATCAGATATTCAAAAGTTAGAGCCTGGTCATAAGGTTCAGTTAATTGAAGTAGATGGCAGTGAGTTTGATGGTCCTATTCTTCGCTTTCATGCCTATAACTTGCCGCATACACCACAAGACATTGACGCCTCTGGCGGTGATATCAAACCTAAGCCTATTTGGTGGCAAGGTAATGAATACGGTGCGTGGGCTTATGAGATTGAAGGGATGGCTAAAAATAGTGATGGAAGCCCAGCTAGACCCATATTAAGAGTGGCGAATACTAATGGTTTGATATCTTCTCTATGCCTACAGTTTGATGATATGGCTCAGGCAAAAGTCACTATTTATGAAACTTTTGCTCACTATCTTGATGCTAAAAACTTCACTGATGGAAACTCAACAGCGAACCCTGACGAGTGTTTTACTCAAGTGTATTACGTTGACCGTAAAACGAATGAAGTGGCAGGCGAAGTTGTTGAGTTTGAGTTATCTAGCCCGTTTGATTTACAGGGGATTATGATACCCGTTCGACAAATACATAACCTTTGTTTCTGGTGCATGAAAGGCGACTATCGAAGCGGGCGAGGCTGTAATTATACGGGCAATAGATATTTCGATGAGCGTGGCGAACCGGTTGATGATCCGGCATTAGATAAATGCGGCGGACTTATTAGTGATTGCAAAAAACGCTTTGGTGAAAATGAGCCTTTGGATTTTGGAGGATTCCCAGCAGCGGGATTAATACTATGATCACAAAGAAATTAACGGAGGCGATATTTCAGCATGTAAAAGCGGAATATCCCAAAGAGGCTTGTGGTGTTATCTGCCAAAAAAGCCGAGTCAAAAAATACTTCCCTTGCCGTAACCTCTCCGATAATCCCACTGAACACTTTGAACTTTCCCCTGAAGATTATGCGACCTCTGGAGATTGGGGCGATCCAATAGCAATTGTACACAGCCATTGTGGTGATGGGGTGACCTCTCAACCGAGCGAAGTTGATAAGCTACAGTGTGATGTGACGGGATTGCCATGGGTGATAGCGTCCTTTCCCGAAGGTGACATTCGCATTATTCAGCCTCGTGCAGAACGTGAGCTAGAAGGTCGCCCGTTTGTGCTGGGGCACGCCGATTGCTGGTCACTTATCATGGATTATTACCGACAAACTCACGGGATAGAGCTGCATAACTACAGCGTCGATCATCATTGGTGGGAAGAGGGTGAAAACTTGTATATGGATAACTGGCAGCAAGCGGGCTTTGTCGAGTTTGCTGGTGACTTAAAGGAGGGCGATATGGTCATTATGCAAGTGCAAGCTCATGTTCCGAACCATGCAGGGGTAATCGTGAATGGTATGCTGCTTCACCACTTATACGGTCAGCTAAGTCGCATTGTTCCTTACAGCGATTATTGGCGTGATAGAACGGTCAAGATAGTAAGACGCAAGGAGTTGGCATGAATTTAAAAACAATACGGCTCTATGGTGTTTTAGGTGCCAAGTTTGGTCGCGAACATCGGCTTGCTATCGATTCTCCGCGTGAAGCGATTAAAGCGCTATCGGTACTCTATGACGGATTTGAGCAGTTCCTTGCCAATGCGCATCTTAAAGGGCTGGAATTTGCCGTTTTTAAAGGTAAGCGCAACATTGCTAAAGATGAATTGTATCTTGATACTTGTGAAGATATTCGCATTGCTCCGGTAATTAAAGGGAGTAAGCGTGGTGGTTTCTTCCAGACTGTGATTGGCGTTGCTTTAATTGCGGCAGCAACATACTTCACTGGTGGATTAGGGGCTGCATTTACTGCGGGTGGGTGGGCTGGCGCTGCTGCGATGAGTGGAGCTGCAATGGCTATCGGTGGGATTGTGCAAATGCTTTCACCGCAGCCTCGTGGTTTATCGATGCGACAAGATGCAGACAATAAACCTTCTTATGCCTTTGGTGGGGCTGTGAATACGACGGCGCAAGGTAATCCGATTCCTCTCTTGTATGGTCTTGGTCGTCGTGAGATAGGTGGAGCGCTTATCTCCGCGGGGATCTATACCGAAGATCAGAAATAGCAAAACGAACACGTTAACACGAGCGGCTTAATTGCCGCTTTTTTTTATGGGTGAAATATGGAAACGATATACGGTGCAAAAGGCGGTGGTGGTGGCGGACATACGCCAGTCGAATCAAAAGACAGTTTGCTATCCGAATCTACCGCAAAAATTCTGTTAGCGATTTCGGAGGGTGAAATAGCCGGTGGTTTGGATGATACCCGTATTTTCCTCGACGATACACCGATTGGTAACTTAGACGGTACCAAAAATTTTGAGGGTGTGACGTGGGAGTTTAGATCTGGCAGTGAACAACAAGAATACATTCAAGGCATTCCCTCCGTGGATAATGATATTGCCGTCGGGATGGAACTGAAAGACGATCAGCCGTACGTCAGAACAATTAATAATACTCAGTTATCCGCTATTCGTGTTCGCTTTTCGGTACCGCAATTAATGCACCAGCATGACAATGGCGACACGACAGGCTACCGTATTGATTACGCTATTGATTTATCCACGGATGGGGCTGGATATAAAGAGCTGGTTAAGTCTGCATTCGATGGAAAAACGACAAGTGAATATCAGCGTACCCATCGTGTCGATTTACCCAAAGCCACTACAGGTTGGCAATTGCGTGTTCGCCGGCTCACTAAGAATCAGAATACCGCCCGTATTGCCGATAAAGTGACGATTGCGGCCGTGACTGAGGTGATTGATGCAAAGTTGCGTTATCCCAATACCGCGCTTCTGTTTGTGACGTTCAATGCGCGTCAATTCAATAACCGGATCCCCAAGATTAGCGTCCGCTCAAAAGGTGGCTTGCTTATCAAAGTGCCCACGAATTATGACCCGATTAATCGGACCTATTCAGGGGTATGGGACGGTACCTTTAAACTGGCAGCAACAAATAACCCGGCTTGGGTATTTTATGATTTAGTGCTCAATAATCGTTATGGTTGTGGTGACCGAATAAAGCCTTCTCAGATTGAAAAGTGGGACTTGTATAAGATCGCACAATATTGTGATGAATTGGTACCGGATGGACGAGGCGGTGATGGCAAAGAGCCGCGTTTTTTGTGTGATGTATATATTCAATCACAAGAATCAGCCTACACCGTACTGCGTGACATTGCGGCGATATTCCGTGGCATGACCTTCTGGGCTGATAATAAAGTGAATGCGGTTGCAGACATGCCATCCAGTATCTTCCGTACGTTCACCAATGCCAATATTGTCGGAGGAAAACCAACCTATTCAGGTGGTAGCTCCCAAACAAGATATACGCAAGCGCTAGTTTCATATAGCAATATGAATAACCACAGTAATGATGATGTCGAGGCGGTATCAGATTTAAACTTACAGCGCCGCTATAAAATGGTGCGTAAAGTCGAGCTTTCTGCGATTGGTTGCACTCGACAAAGTGAAGCAAATCGTCGCGGGCGTTGGGCATTACTCACGAATGCGAATGACCGCATGATCACCTTTGCTACTGGGCTAGAAGGGGCGATCCCTTCTCCTGGTCATATCATTGCCGTAGCTGATTCGAACTTGGCGGGGCGTGACACCGGGGGACGTATCTCCTCAGCGAATGGGCGAAACATTACTCTTGATAGAGTCACGTCAATTAAAGCGGGTGACCGCCTGATCATCAACCTGCCTGATGGAAAATCAGAAGGGCGTACTGTTACTTCGGTAAACAAGAAAGTGGTCACGGTTTCTGTCGAATACTCGCAGGTACCGCAAAAAGAGGCTGTATGGGTCGTAGATTCTGATGACTTAGCGGTCCAGCTATATCGAGTGATTAATATCAGCGATAACGGCGATAACACTTACACCATTAGCGGTGCTATCCATAATCCTGACCATTATGACCATATCGATTCAGGTGCTCGCATTGACGAACGTCCCGTAACGGTTATTCCGCCTCGCGTTCAGCCTGCACCGAAAAAGGTCGAAATCACGTCTTACTCAAGAGTTGACCAAGGCATGGCGTTGACTACGCTCAGTGTCAGTTGGGACGCGGCTGAAAATGCGATTGCTTATGAAGCGCAATGGCGTCGTGATAACGGGAACTGGGTCAATGCACCAAGGACATCATCACTGGGGTTTGATATTGAGGGCGTTTATTCTGGTCGATATCAAGTGCGAGTTCGAGCGGTTAATGCGTCTGAAATTTCCAGCATTTGGGCGAATGCGCCAGAAACAACACTGACCGGAAAGGTAGGGAACCCACCTAAGCCTGTGAATTTTAGAGCTTCTCCGCTCGTGTTCGGCATTAAGCTTGATTGGGGCTTTGGTGAAAACACTAGCGACACGTTAAAGACTGAGATTCAGTACAGCAAAACCAATGATGGTAATGGGCTTATGTTGCTTGCTGATGTTCCTTACCCCTCGCGTTCTCATGAGTTAGCAGGTTTAGCTGCTGGTATTGCTTTTTACTTTCGAGCGAGGCTGGTGGATAAATCAGGCAATGAATCTGAATGGACCTCATTTGTTCGTGGAGAGTCTGAGTTTGACGTGAATACCATCATGCCAGAACTCGATGGGCATTTCATGACCGCCGAAGCGGGTAAACAGCTTGATAAAACTCTCGATTGGCTTAATGAGGCATGCCTAATCAACATGGCTGCGACCTATGAGCTTCAAGAGGATTTATTTGTTAAGCATGGACAGTCGCAAGCTCAAATTAAAGAGCTATGGCGTGTGTATGCGGACAGCGAACTGGCTTGGGCAGAGAAGTACACGACGGTCAATGCCTCCATTAACGGCGTGAAATCTGAGGTTGCTACGCTAGATAAGGCTATTGCGAAATTAGACTCAGCATTTGCAGAGTCGCAAACCCAGCTGCAGGTGAAATTTGATGAACAAGAGGCGTTAATCAATACCAAGATGCAAGCTGAGTTTAAGCAAGGCGAAGGCTATGCGATGCACAGTACGAATATCACGATTGTTGTTGATGATAAGAAGTACAACGCTGCAGGTATGGTGATTAGCGCTGAACTGAAAAACGGTAAAATTGAGTCATTCATCGGTTTCAATGCGAATAACTTTGCTTTCTATAATCCAGTGAATGGAAAAATGGAGCCCTTCTTATACATGAAAAACGGTCAAGTTTTCATGAATGAAGCATTTATTAGCAAGGCATGGCTTAACGAAGTTGTTGTAACTGACAAAATGACCTCAGCGAATTATGTCCCCGGCAAAGTTGGTTTTAATATCGACGCTAAAACTGGCGATGCGGAGTTTAACAAACTACTCATCAGTGGAGATTTTAAAATCGTCGGTGATGGCGGGCAATTATTAATTGATGGTACAGGAGTAACTATTTTTGATGAAAACAAACGATGGGCTACGAAACTAGGGAGGCGCCCGGTATGAGTGATGATTATGGATTGTTTATTAACCCTAAAGACGGCGGGAAGCCGATTGAAATCACTAACAACTCTTATCCGCTAACCTTTCTGAAGCATATTGTTATTCATCCACTTAGCCCACAGCCGTATCAAAAAAATAAGTCCGTTAATGTACCAGGAATGTCGAAATACAATGTAGTCATTGTACCTTCAGCGTTATGTCATTTTCTGGCTTATGGTTCTGTGCAGGGCGTGAGTATCGGAAGCTATTGGGTATCGGGTGATACATTCTATTGTAACTATGACTGGTGGGGCGGTGATTCAGGTTGGTTGCCGGGGAGTGATGGTAACTCCCATTTTTTCTTATATGGTGTACTGAAGGAAGCCCCACAAGACTCTTATGGGCTTTTTATTAACTCGCAGATAGATGCTGCCGTTGATAACTTTAGAGCTATTACCCAAGAATCCACGGTTTCCTATTGTGTGTTTAGGCAAAAAATATTTATACAAGCGGATAAGAATGGGCGGGGTTATTGGAGCGTTCCGGATTCTATTCCTAACCGTAACTCGGTCTGTGTATTTATTAGACCTGAAAACACAAGTCAAACAATACGCTATGACAGACCGAATAACCGGATAATTTCGCTAGAGTCTGGTTGGGTATATGTTGTGATATTTGCGTCCGGGTTAAATCTTCAACCTTCCGATGGACTAACGATTTGGAACAGAGTGGGTAAAGTAGTCTTCAACTCCGAGTACACACCGTTTTATAACAATGGGCAGATAGTTAACACGAGCAATAATGTTGCCACTAGTAAATTCGATGTCCCGATGTTCACGATGGATAGCCCCAATACATGGTTGGAGAATGAGGGGAATACTGTTAACTGCTACATGTCTGGATTTAGGGTGTCAGGTAAACAGCTTATAGCGAAAAGGATGTGGACCATCGGTGATTACCCAATGTATGCTAACTACATGTACAACAAGATAGTGTATGCCGGCAGCTACGCCATAGACTTCAACGATTACTTCTAAATACCAATTCAACGATAAGCCGCGAAAGCGGTTTTTTTACGTCCAAATTTTGGAGTTAATATGATTTATCAAACAGGCACAATCGCAACGACAGCGGGACAAACAAAAATAAAAGGTACTGGAACGCGCTGGAAAGATAATTTGGCAGGTATCTCTGAAGGCTGTCCAATCTCTTATCTCATCAATAACGTTGTGTACATGAACACAGTGTTATCTGTGAACTCAGATACAGAGATTAACCTCACTTACCC